AAGATAATAAATTATTTGGAAAATTAGATTTAGAAGAAGAAATAGTTGTAGACGAAGATGATGAAAAATCAAAATCAAATACTTTGTGGTTAAGAAGTCGTCAAAGTTCAATGTTTGTATTTCCTGATGGTTCTTATGGAACAGAAGGTGAGAAAAAATATTTAATAACAAAAGGAAATTCTATTACTGTATCAAACGAATTAGAAAAATTTATAAAGAAAAAAGGAAATGATAATAAAAATAAATTAAAACAATTAAAAATACTTTCTTGTAAGTTTGCAAAAATTATTAAAGATATTATTGATAGACCATCTGAAAAATTTTTTATTTACAGTAATATTGTTACAGGAGGTGGAGCACACTTATTTTCTGCTGTTTTACAACTTTTTGACTTTAATCATATTGATATTCCTACAAAATCAGTAAAAGTAAATATAAATAATATTTCTAAAGATAATAATCGTTTTGTGTTAGTGACTGGAGGAGGATTAACTGCAGCACAAACTGATTTATTAATTGATGGAGTTTTTAATGATAAACAAAATATTTATGGAGATTATTTAAGAATTATAATTGGAAGTCACGTTGTTGGAGAAGGAAAATCATTTAAACACGTTAAAAATATGTATGTATTAACTCCTGGATGGAATACTCCAACAATCGATCAAGCTGTAGGAAGAGTTGTTAGAGCAACTTCACATGTTGATTTTGAAAATCCAGCAGATAGATTTGTTAGAGTATATCGTTTAGCAGCAATTCCATCCGAAGATATATCAGAAGATGAAGAAAATCTAGAATCAATTGATATAATGATGTATAAAATATCAGAAGACAAAGATATTAAAATAAAAAGTATTGAACGTTTATTAAAAGAATCTGCTATAGATTGTGCTTTAAATTATAGACGTAATGTATCAGAAAAAGATGTACCAAATTCTAAAGAATGTGATTATATGACAGATTGTAAGGATACTTGCGATTATATTGACTCAAAATATTATGAAAAGGCTTGGATAGGAGATAGAATAACCGATACATATAATTTATATTATGCATATCAAGAGTTAGATAAAGTAAAAGTTGCTGTAAAAGATGCGTTTAGAAGAAAGAATGCATATGATTTTTTTGAGTTATATAGTTTAATAAAAAATGAAATTAAAGATATTCCACCGTTAGTTTTAGCAAGAGCATTAAATGATATGATTTTATATAATGATGCAGTAAGAAATAGATATAATTTTGTAAATTTTATTCGTGAAGACCGTAATTTATATTTTTTAGTTGATGACCCGTTAAGTTCAACGTTATATACTTCTTATTATTATGCATTAAATCCAATTCCTGAAAGTAAATTTGATAGTTTTGATGAAATTATAAAATATCAACAATTAATAAATTTTGATGATGTCTTAGATATATTGGTAGAAAATCAATCTAACAGTGAATTAATATCAAAGATACTTGAAAATCTTCCACAACATTTAATTGAAAAATTACTTCAAATATTTTTATTTGCAAAAATTAAGAAATCAGAGACAAATAAAGAATTACAAAATCAAATTATTAATAAATATGGAAAATTTATAATTGAATATCCTCAAAGTTATATAATTAATATTGATAAAGATAATCTTAAAAAACTTTCAAAGAAAGCTGAATCATATACTGATTGGGAAGAATTAACAGAAGAAGAAATGGTAAAAATGAAAGAACAATCAAAAGAAAAAATTTCAGAATTAAAACAAAATCCATACGGATATTATGCTTTAATTGGTAATACACATCAAGGAAAAGATAGTTATAAAAATTTAAGAATTGTTGCTGTAAGAGAGGTTAGATTAACTCAAAAAGGAGAAGTTAATAAAAGTGTTGAAAGTTCAATGAGAGGACAAACTTGTGGAGAAGGAGAGTTTAAATTAAATGGATTAATTACATTTTATTATGATATATTAAAGAAATCAGAAAAATTAGAAACAGTTCCTCCTAAAGTTCCAATTAAAGAAGATTATGAAGCAAAAGAAATAATAAAGATGGATAAATTTAAGAAATTTTTAAGAGACCATATTATAAGAGAATTAGAAGATAATGAAGTTATAGAAAAAATAATAAATGACGATCCAGTTCAAATTAAACAATTATTTATAAATATATTAGAAAAAGGTGATAAAAAAGATAAGAAAATTATTCCTACAGTTAACTCTAAAGATGTTTTTACATATAATACTTTAAAAAATATTTTGGGAATGATGGGAAAGACAAGAGAAACATTAGTTGAAGAATTATTAGAAAAGCCATATACGGGATATGAAGAAGAAGAAATTAATGAAAAGATTTTAGAAGATTTAGAAAGTTTAGATGAGGTGAATTTGAGTCGTTTAGGAAATGCATTGTCAATGAAAGCTCCAGATCTGTGTCCGATAATAGAAGAATGGTTTAAGAAAAATGGTTTATATGAGAATAAATAAAAATCAAAAATAAAATTAAAATTGATTTAAAAATTTTTTTTATAATAATATATTATCCGGCATATTATATTATTATGCTTAACTTAACCAATAGTGTATATTCTAAAACAATAAGAAAACCGTCAACAAACCACCGGTTCGTATTAAATAGTTCTAATAGTAAATATTCTAATAATAGCAATTATTCTAACATCGCTCAATACGAGAAATATAAAGTTCCATCTATTTCTTATTCTAATCTTATTCCTGTTCTTGATAAATTAAAAAATAATAATACTATTAAGATGGTGACTCTTGAAAAAGAATTAGTTCAAGAAAAATCAAAAGATGATAAGAAAGTTACAAAAAGAAGTGGAATTATTTTTGTCTCTAGGAACGATGGAGAAATTAAATTATTGGTTGTGAAAGGCAATGGAAGCGGCATTTATAGTTTTCCAAAAGGAAAACAAAACGACGATGAAACAGTTGAAACTTGTGCAGTTAGAGAAGTTATGGAAGAAACTGGAATTCAAATCAATGAAAATGAATTATATGATAAAAAGAGATGTAAGATTGGGTCTAATACATATTTTCTTTTAGAAGTTAATGAAAACGATTATCAATATTTTAATATTAAAGATACAAGAGAAGTATGCGAAGTATCTTGGAAAACCGTTGAAGAATTAAAAAATATTAATTGTAACAAAGATATACGTAATATTTTACAATATCCCGTTAAGAAGTGTTATTATCATTTATTTATTTTTGATGTTTAAAAATAATTTTTAATATTAAATTAAAAATTATTTAATTAAAAATATCGATTATAGCCTTTGCTATAATTCTATCTTTTTGTTTTTGATCTTCTGGTAAATCTTTATATAATGTTTTTGCACACATATTTCTTATTTCATCTCCTAACGCAGCATATGGTTTAATATAATTTGGATTATAGATATATGGTTCATTATGTAACCAATGTAAATAGTTTTTACACCATCCTTCATGAACTAACTCACTTATTTCTTCTAAATTTTCATCTGATAATCTTTTATTCTTATATAATGATAAACTATTATAAATTACACGAGTTAAAGATACCACTAAATTATCATACCCAAATACTCCTTGTTTTAATGGATTATAATTCCAACCACTTTGTTCACAGTTATATTTATGGATAAGTTGAACACATTCATCCATTGTTTTATCTTTTATCGGTAAATCATATGATATACCTCCATAAGAACTATTTGTTGCCATTTTATATATTATTATATATCAAATGTTTAACTTAATTTTCATTTTGTAATCTTAAAGCTAATTGGTAATCGCTTTCAATTTGGTCTTGATCGTTTGTTTTTTCTTCATCATCGTCAGAACTGTCATCATCAGAAGATTCTACTTCAGTTCTTTGATATAAATAATTAATTGCTTCTTCATCTTCTTCTATATTGTATTCTTGTTCATATAATAAACGATGAACTCTTAAATCATTTGTTCTTCCAAGTCTTAATGCTCGTCCAAGTAATTGAGTTTCTAATTCTTTTGAACCAACTTTATGATATAGAATAATATCAGTTGTTTCTGGAAGATTAATTCCAGAGCCATCACTACGTCCATTTAAGAAAATAATATTTAAATCTCCATTTCTAAACTTATTTAGTACGTTAGATTTATGTTGAGTAGTTCCTTTTACTTCAGAATATTTTAAATTAGTTGATTTTAAAGCACTTTCAATAATGTGATAAGTTTCAGAAGATTCAGAAAAGATAATAAACTTTCCATTTGGTTTCTTTTTGATAATATCTACAATATGTTCTGCTTTTGTTTTTAAAGGTTTTTTTTCTTTCTTTTTCTTTTCATTTGGAGTATAATTTTTAGAAGATACAATTAAATTTTTAATATCAAGTTTTGCTCTACAAAATGGACAATTTTTATTTTGTTTAATTATTTTTGTTACACATTTTCCGCATGCAATACTTTTACAACATTCAATTAAACATCTATCAATAAACTCTTCACAACATAAAGTACATTCTCCGTCACTTTCATCTCTCTCGATTTTTTCTTTCATATTTTGTAATTTCTTTTTTGCAGCTTCTAACTTTCTTTTACATTCTTCAACTTTATCATGTTGAGATAAAGTAGAATGATATGTAATAGATGCTTCTAATTCCATAATTTTATTTTCTTCTTTTTTCATAATAACCTTCAATAAACTATCTGTTTCAATATTTCCTCCAATTGCTTGAATTGCACCTTTGATATCGTCTGCAGCGATCATTCGTTTTACTTCGAGAGACATTGATTCATCTAAGTTTAAGTAAATTTGATTTTTAGAACTTGAATGATATATTATATTTTCTACTTTAGCAACTTGAAAAGATGTTGCAATTTCTTCTTCACTATTTTTTATTGTAACAAAAGACCAATTAACATTATAATATCTGTCTCTAAGCGCTGAACATTCTAAGCATTGTTTAATAAGATTATAACGAAGTTCTGTTGAGGTAAATGAAGATTTTCTTGGAATAGTTCCTGAAACTAACCAATAAAAATCTGATTTAATTGTTGTAAACGATCCTTTCTCTGAATATTCATCACAAATTAATCGTTTAATGCAAAATTTACCATCAAATAATTTATTAAAATTATGAGCGAATTGACTATACATTGTTTTTGTAACAACAATTACATTTACTTTTTTAAAATAATGACTTAGTGCCTCTATTTCAGCAATTTTTGATACAATTTTAAACTTTAAATTGCTCTTTTTTAATTCGCTTTTCCATTGAAATATAATACTATTAGGAACAACTACTATTGTAATAGGTATAAATTTTACTTTTTCAATATCACTTGTTTTAATTAAACAAAGACTTCCACCTGATACTGAATGAATATTTACGTATTCTTTATTAGAAATTTCATTTTTATAATTTTCTTTATTGATTTCTCTAGAGATTAAAGAAATACAAGTTAGAGTTTTTCCAGCTCCTACTTTATCGTTTAATATTCCAAAATTAGAATCAATAACACAAGAACGTGAATTATTGTCAATTGTATAATTTCTAACACGATTTTCTTCAATATATTCCATCCGTTTTACTGATGTTTTTTGATGATTATATAATTCAACGGTAACTCCCCAATCATTAACTTTTTCTTCTTCATTTCCATCAATATCACTAGGATTTTCTTTTACAACAATTTTTCTCCTTCTACCACTTACTTCTAGAACCATTTTTATATTATAATATATAAAAATAGTTTAAACTTATAATTTAATTATTTTCTAAAATCTTGTCTACTGCTTCTACAATACAATCCTTTATTGGTCTTATCTTATAAGAATGTTCTAATTTTGAAGTATCTAAAACATTATTTGAACGTTTACTTCTCAATAAGCTATTCAAAGTATTTTCTTCAATAAGAGTATATTCGTGCTTCTTTTTATTCAAAGGATGATTGTTATAATATTGTAAAATTTCATCATGAGAAATTGCACCTGGATTTGTCATATTCCAAGTACCACGTTGTTGTTCTCTTGAAATATCAATCATAATTGGAATTAAGTCAGGAAGATAAGACATACTATTTGGATAACTACAAATGTTTTTATAATTTAAAATCTTTGTAATAAAATTTCTCGGACTCAAATTAGGAGTAATCGGCATTCTAATTCTAAACACTGAAACATTCTTAAACTCCTTTAATAAATTATCTGCAACTGCCTTTACAGCAGAATAAGAAGAACCAAAATAATCTGGTCTATCATTTTCAGTATACATTGTCTGATCTTCTCTTGTATTTCTTGAGAAAATACATCCAGTTCCTACGTAAGATAAATGAACACCTTCTTTATCGCAAAGAGTTGCAAGTAACAAAGGCATTGCTAAATTATCATTTAAATTTTCGTCAAGATGGTCTTCAAGATAGTCAATATTATTGATTAAATTTCCATCTTTATCTTTTCCATAAGTTCTTCCAATAACCATAAAAACACGGTCTGAGTTTCTTACTTCTTGACGAATTTGTTCTGTGTTGTCAAAATTTAAACGAGTATTACTACAATTAATTTCATCTTCTGGATGAAGTCTTCTCCAATCATTTAAAATCATATCTCCAATCCATCCTCTTGAACCGTAAAAAAGAACTCTCATTTTTATATATAAAAATATATCTTTAAATAATTATTGAAGAATTTAAGCTAAAATTTGGGTTTTCGGTAGGATAACCTATTGGATTACATAAAAATAAAATACCTTCTATTGTTTTAACAGATTGTATATGAGTATGTCCATACACCCATGCCTTTATTTTATCTTTATTATCTTTAATAAAGTCGTTCATATTACAATAAAACCATTCATTATAATTAAACATATACCTTTTATAATGTCTATCTATTAAATCATAAGAAGGCACGTGATGAGTTATAATAATAGAATTTTCTTTAATATTATCATTTAAAAATTTTACACATTCTTCATTTAGCTTATTATATTTTTCACAATCAAAATCAGATATATAGTCTACGTCATTTATTTTATATTCTTTGTTAGTAATTTTTGACCATAGTGTAGTTCCAATAAACCAATGATTTTCATAAAATTCACATTTATTATTTAAAAATGAAATGTTGTCAAACTGTTTAAAATATTCTTCAAGATGACTATTAGTTTTTTCAATTGAACTATTATAATATTCGTGATTACCAGTAATGACAAAAGTTTTTACAAATGTTTTACTTATAAACTTCATAAATATATCATAATTTTCTTTAAAAGGGTCACCAATATCTCCTGCTAAAATACATACCTCATTGTCCATTGGAGATGCAAACTTAGATAAAAATTTATCAATGTTTTCATAAAATTCTAAATGTAAGTCTGATATAAAACGTATAATCATTTTATTTATATTAAATTATTTCTAAACTTAAATTGATTTTTTTCTTATATTTTACTGATAAAATATCACTAAAATGTGGACTAATCAAAATAGCGACGCTCTTATTAAACTTCGTTTAAATAATGCTCTTAAACAATATGACTTTACAAATGTTTATAAATATGTTTTTGAATATAATTTAATGACTGAATATACTAATATGCTTTTAAATTTAATGGTAGGAAATGAATTTAATAGTTTTAATCATTCAGGATTAAAATTTATAGAAGATATGATTATTCAAGGTTATTATGACCCTTTACCTTGGATTACAAAACATTATAAATTATTTGGTAATAGTAATGTAATGAATGTAATACAGCATATATTAATAGCAGTAAAAGAAAGAGAAGAAAAAGTAAAACAATTAAAAGAAATATTAAATGGTGAGTTTGGAGATGTAGGTAAGTATGTAGTTTCACAATATTTATAAAAAGTTAATTAATATTTTAATAATATTAATTAATTAACGATATTTATTAGTATGATATGCGATAGAACCTTGACTATAATTATCTTTATACATAGGATAATCAGTTAATCTAATTTTTGATTTAAACATTATAAATCCCACTCCACAATCTTCTATAGAATATGGATAACTTTTTGTTTCAGGATCTTCATAAAATACATTATAATTAATTTTTTTCATATGGTCTACTAATATATTACAAGCTTTATTTGAAACATAAAATAATACACCAGAACAATAAGGTATATTACAAGGTCTTGAATTATATTTTACAATATTTACACCTTTAAGATTATGAAGAGGATTTTCAAAATCTTCAGGATGTTGATAATAATATCCTAACATAAAATTATCAATACATGGTTTAATATCAATATCAAAATTATAATTAAGTCCTATAATTTTTAATATTTCCATTGCATCATATCCCATATAATCTTTTTTTTCTTGATAATTTAAAAATTCAACTAATTTTTCTTCATTAAATAATAAGTCGTCTCCACATCTTAAAATTCCTTGTTTTATATTATAAATGTTTTGTAAAATTTCAATAGACATTACAACTTTCTTCAATAAGTGAATATAAGAATCTTCACAGTTAATTGTTAATAAATTTTTATTTAATTGATAAAGAGATGGTAAAGTTAAATCACCTAATACATATATAACTTTCCAGCCATTATAATATTCTTTTGGAAGTTTAAATTCTTTTAATCTAGTATCTTTATGTTTTTGACAACTTATAATTAAGATAATGCCTTCAACCTCTTCTTTTGACATTTATATAATAAATTTAATTATTTAAACATATTTAAAAACTTATTTGTTTAATAAAAATGTCAGATTATTCTCCAAAAAATATTTTAATTACTGGTGGTGCTGGTTTTATTGGCTCTAATTTTATTTATTATATTCTTAAAGATAATGTTAATGTTGTTAATATTGACTGTATGTCATATTGTTCTACTG